AGACGAATCACTTTCAAGTAACTTTTTCGTCATTACGACCATCAGTTGAATCATATCTAAGAGATTATTTGAAGGTTGATGATATAAGAAACTTCCTATCAAGAAGAGCTGGTATACTTTGTGACTCAGCATCTTTACCAACAACTGCTTATGCAACAGCAGAGGTGAGAGATAATTTTATGGGAGTGCCTCAACAGTTTGCACATACACGAATTTACACTGATCTTGATTTTTCTTTTTATGTTGACGAGGATTATAATTTACTAAAGATCTTTGAGGGTTGGATGGAATACATTTCAAGTGGTGCAAATACATCAACACTTCAGGATGATCGTGCTTACTTCAGGAGAATGAGGTACCCAGATTCATATAAATGTGATACAATGTATATAAACAAGTTTGAAAAAAACTTTAAAAAGACAATGAGATATAGATTTGTAAACGTATTTCCTAAAGCAATGTCTGCTGTACCTGTTGCATATGGACCTGCTGATATTCTTAAAGTCAACGTTTCTTTCAACTTTGACCGCTATATAGTAAACGGTTAGAAACCCCTATAAATAATTTTACTGAATTGATAATTCATTATGCCTTTACCAAAAGTTAATACCCCAACTTATGAGTTGGTGTTACCCTCTTCTGGAAGAAAAATCAGATATAGACCATTCCTTGTGAGGGAAGAAAAAATTCTAATCATGGCATTAGAATCTGAGGATGTGAAACAAATCACAAACGCAGTCATTGAAATATTGAATAATTGTGTTCTTACTAAGGGAACTAAAATTGAAAAGATGTCAACCTTTGACATTGAATACCTATTCTTAAATGTAAGATCCAAATCAGTTGGAGAAACAATTGATGTGAATGTAACTTGTCCCGATGATAATAAGACATCAGTTCAAATAACAATTGATCTTGACACTATCAAAATCAAAAAAGATAGAACACATAAAGATACAATAAAAATAGATGATAATCTAACTATGAAAATGAAGTATCCATCAATGGATAATTTCATAGAGTCAAACTTTGATACTAGCACTCAGGGTGATGACATTAAGACAACTCTTGAAATGATTGTCTCATGTATAGATACAATTTATTCTGAGGAAGAGAGTTGGAGTGGAGAAGATTCTTCCAAACAGGAACTTCAAGAGTTTATTGAACAGTTGAACAGTAAACAATTTAAAATGATTGAAAGATTTTTTACCACTATGCCTAAATTAAGTCATAAAGTAAAGGTGAAAAATCCTAATACTGGAGTTGAATCTACCGTTGTACTGGAGGGACTGGCAGCTTTTTTCAACTAGGTATGGCTCATACGAATCTTGAGTCATACTATAAAGTAAACTTTGCCCTGATTCAGCATCATAAATATTCATTAACAGAGATTGAAAACATGATCCCTTGGGAAAGGGAAATTTATATATCTTTGCTCAAAGAGTACATTGAAGAAGAAAACTTAAAGGCACAGCAACGTGGAACCTGACGTAGTAAGTAACCAACCAAAGATAAACAGAAATACATTTAAGATCGGAAGTGGTGATCTACAGCAACAGGTCGCTAATAATACAAAGAGAATACGTGTTATTAGCACTATGCTTAGAAGTAATAGGAGAAGAAGTGCGGATGGTCTTAGTCCACAAGCAACTAATATACAACAAAGTTTAGAGCAATCCAATTTAATATTAGCAGATATCGCTGTTCAATTAGAAGCAGATTTTCAAGACAGGGAAAATAGAGAAAGACGTTTACTATTAAGAAATAGACAAGAAAAATTAGAATTAAGAAGAAGAAATATAGAGAAAGATATTGAGTATAAAAAAACTGAAAAGAAAATAACTAAATCAAATAATAAAGTTAAAGGACCTCTCTCTGGTATATTTGGTGCAATAGGTAAAATTCTATTACTATTTGGTGGTTTAGTATTATTAAAAACTTTGATAGTGCCTGGTAATATAAACAAAATTATAAATTCAGAGACATTCCAAAATGCAAAAAAAGCTTTAGAAGCAACTTTTGCTTTCTTAACAAAAAATCTGAAAGGAATTCTCGTTATTGCTGGTGCTTTTCTTGGTTTAAAATTATTAGCAACTTTAGCTGCGATTGTTAAAGTAGGAGCAGGTATTCTTGCAATTCTCGCTAATCCACTTCTTATTGCAGGTATTGGGATATTAGTGGCTGCTGGTATGCAGGGATTAGGTAAAGGTGAAAAAGAAGTTCTAAAAGAATTGGAGCAGATGGGTGGATATTCTAAAGAAAATAGAGATTTACTCATCGCAAAACTCAAAGAGCAAAAAGAAAATTTAAGTCCTCTTGAGATAGTGCAGGGAGTGGGTAGAGAAATAGATGCTAGAATATTATTTTTGGAGAAAGGATTATACGGTCAGGGATTAAAGATGGAAGATAAAAAAGAGTTTGATTGGTCATCAATAGAGGATGCAGATACACTAAGTGGTTATGAAAATTTCATGTTAAATTTTGAAACAGATAAAACTAACATCAATAATAATAAAGATTTAGTAAAAGGTGATAATAATAAAATTACTAAGATTGAAATAGAGGGTGAGACAATAGATTTAACACAAAATAATAAGAAACAATTTAATGAAAGTCCCTCTGAGACTTCTGCAACCAATGTAGCTCTTGTGAATCCAGTAGACAATAATAATAGGTATATGAGTGAATTTCCAGAAGTAGCAGGGTTCAATGACTCTATATTCACATAGGTAATAATATGGAAGAACAATCATTATTACTAAAAGAGAATCTTCTCAATTTAAGAAGAGTATTAGTTACAAATAGAACGAAACTATCTAAAATTAGATATAAAAGATCTATTTCTGAACAAGAAAAAATAAGATTTGAAAAAATAAGAATGAGAGAAAAGATGTTAGAGACACCAAGAAATATTGATAGATCTTTACGAGGTGGTAGTGAACGTAGTGCAGTCAAAAATGCAAGTAAGAGTGGTTTAGGAAATGCTCTTGGACTCTTAGCAATCTATCTAATAGCAACAAATTTTGATAAAATCAAAAAACTTGTAACAGATTTTATTAAAGGAGATACTTTCAAGTCAATCGCATCAGTATTCACAAATATAAAAGATTTTTTTGTAAACATGTTCAAAGGATTTACTGCTACACAAGAATTATTTGGTGAAAAATATCAAGAGTTCATAGCATATAAGGATGAAAAGATAGAAGACTTTAAGAAAATAGCAGAAAAATTTGAAGAAATTGGTGAAAAATTTAAAGAGTTGAGAGATTTTGCAATCAATCTTAAGAAGAAATTTGATAATTTATTAGGTGGAGGAGAGAATATATCAATTGAAGACGAAAAGAAAGGATTAGAACAATATGGTTTTAATGATGATGATTTTGATTTAATCAAGGGTGAAGATGGTAATTACAGAGTTGTACCTAAAAATGATTTATCAAATCTTGGACTAACAGATTACTCTGAAATTGCTACTAATAATATGAATAATTCAAGTAATATTAATCCAATTGACCCTAAAAACTCATCATTTGATTTTAGTCAATATAATGATGATGAGACAAAAAAAGAAATAGTCATGATTGAAAAAACCAATACCATTATTGTAGGTTAATATGTCAGCAGCAGGTCCTTCCAATTATAGTTTTTTTCAGATAAGAAAACCCAAATCGGGTTTAGAAGTTCGTATTGAGGGTAAAATTTTAGGTTTCAATTACTATGAGAGTTTGTATTCTCCGATGATAACTGGTAGTCTTGTGTTGGAGGATACTGGTGGTTCAGTTGAAGATGAAAAAACAGGTATTTTAGGAACAATCAAAGATGGTATGAAAATTTCTGGATTTGAAGAAGTTTCATTTCAGATTTCTACCAGATATGGTGAATTAAATTTTAAGAATTATCCTCTTATAGTTACTGGGTCTCCATCCAATTTTGATTTACCTAATAGGCAAACCATATTACTTAACATGGTATCTAAAACTAAAGTTGATAGTAGTAAAAAACCATTGACAAGAAATTATCCAGAATCACCGATAAGTGAAACTGTCACAAAAATATTAAATAAAGAGTTAAAAATAAGTAAGGATAAGTTAAACATTGAAAAAACAAAAAATCAAGATAAGATCAAAGGTAATCATTTAGGAGCATTAGATTGTATTCTAAAAATGTGCAAGAAATCCATACCTGCAGAGGGAAAAGATCCTGGTTATTTTTTCTATGAAACTCAAGATGGACATAACTTTAGATCAATTGATGGTTTGATTAAAAAGGGTATCGAAAGTTTTGATAATGAACAGTATGCTAAAATGCATACTTATTATTACTTTGGATCAATAGCTGCAAAACTTGAAGATGAAAACGGAAATGATTTTAAAGTATTGACAACTCCTAACGTAGTTAGAGATGAAGATCAAATAAAAGCAATGCAAGAAGGTTTGTATTGTGTTCGTATTATTACTAAAAATTCACTCACAGGTGAGTATAAGGAGGAGATAAAGAACCTTCTAAGTGATACTAATTTAGGTGAAAAACAAGAAAAGGTAGTTGATGATAATAATTATTTAAAATCATATTGTTTTCATATAAGTCCTGGTGCAGATGATCCTGGTGTGAGTGATACAATATTGAATAATCCTGCAGATTATGTCCCACAATCTAATATGAGATATAGTTTATTACATTCACAAGTGGTTCAGATACAAGTTCCTTGTAATGTTCAACTTAAGGCAGGTGAAGTTATCAAATTATACCTTGAAAATATAACTCAAAGTAATAAAAATGAACAGATATATAATAATTTGAGAAGTGGTTTTTACTTAATTAAAGATTTATGCCATGCTTTCTCTCCAACAAACTCATATACATCTTTAACATTACTTCGTGATACAAGAGAATTATACAGAAGTTCCAAATGAAAAATACACCAAACATAGATCCAAATAAGAGTTCATCAATAGGTTACAAAGTAGAGTTTTGGGCTGGAGTTGTCGTAGGTTATGAACATCAAGAAGAGCAATTAGCATCTGGAAATGGTTGGAGATACAAAGTTCGTATCATCGGATTAAATTCAGACGTAGATCAAGTTGATGATAAAGATTTAAGTTATGCAGATGTTTTATTATCCACAGATGCTGGATCAGGAGCGGCATACAAATTAAGATCAGCAAGAATAAGTCAAGGTGACACAGTTTACGGAATCAAAGGTCCTAATATTCCTACCATGATCATTGGTGTTGAACCTCGAAAAAGATCTACTATCTTATATGATAGTGGAAAATTTAAAACTCTATCTGGTTTTTATGGTTCACTTGTGAAGAATAATATATTGAGTGGTGAATTTAATGAGCAATTAGGACCTGCAACACCAGGTGGTGCACCTTACACTAAACCTAAATCAGAAAGAGAGTCTGCTGATGATAAATTGAGTGAAATAGGTATTGATCCAAATGAAGAAGGAGTTGTTGAAAATGTTGATGAACAAATAACTCCACCAAAAGATGATGTGAATAAAGACTGGCAACCTGGTGATCATTTAAGTAAGGACAAGTTGTTTGATATACAAGAAAAAACAAAAAAGAAACAATCACCAG